CGAAAGTTCCCAAACGTATCATTCAATTTCCAACGTTAGCATAGTTTAGTGTCATTCCAGACTTAGTTAGTTTTAAACCTATCCAGGTTAGATATATTGGTACTTGGGTCACCCTCTAATTAATCTCCACCCATCGTAACTAATATTATCTTAGTACTTGTACTCAACTTTTGCGACAACTTTGTTAGGTAAACTAGTACTTTCCCACTTATTTTTATCTCCCAGTAAAGTTCTAATATTGTACCGAGTATATACTTCACTTTCCACTGCTAAGCAAACAGTCTCTTTACCTGATGAAGTAACTCGTTGTACTTCTTTACCATCTACTGTAAGAGTACCTATCCAAACTTTACCTGCCATGTAGTATCCCCCTAATTAACCTTTTTAGGCGCCTCTCTTCGACTATTATCTAACTTTTCCTCTTGCGTTTGATACTTGTCCTTAACTGGAATAATCTCGTCACCTTGGTCATTAGTGGGATTACCCTGATAGAAGGGGTCTTGGTCTGAAAGAAATACTTCTGGTTTAGTCTTCGGCTTATCCAACTCAGATGTTTTCTTTTTGTACTCTTTTACCTTTTTAGTCTCCTCTTGTCCCTGGTAGTTAACCAGTCCAATCTTATTTTCCATAATGGGTTACCCCTTTCAAGCCGTACAATTGCTTAACACTAGCTAAATCATGTGAAGTAATTTTATACTTAACACTAGGTAACAATACCGGCTGCATAATATCATTGGTAACCTCAGTATTATGGCCTAATCCTAGTACATGACCTAATTCATGAGTAGCAACTACTTGCTTCATAGTAGTATTTAATTGTGCTGAATCCATAGAGTCCTTGTACAAAAATACATATGAATTCCAACTAGGAATTGTTTTATCCAAGTACCAATGATGGTAAGTTGATTCTGTTAACCCTACCGTTAATAAATAACTGCTAGTACTCGTATAATCGTTCAAATTGGTACTCTGTAATAAGTACACCTCTGGGTTACTTTCTGAGTACTTAAAGTGTACTTTAATATTACTCTTCTTCAAAGAGTAATTCCATGACTTGATAGCCTTTTGGTAAATATTTTTGTACTGCTTACTTACCCCTGAACCATAGCTGTACTTAATTGTACCAGTAAAGTACTTAGTACCTAAAGTAGGTGTTGCATACGGGTCACCCGTTTTATTGGGTAAAGGCTTAGGCGTAACTGAGTAGTTCACCTTAGGCACCTTTGCCTTTTTACTCGATACCTTTTGATTACCCTTCTTAGATACTACTGTTGTATCTACTTTGTGTACTTTAGCATGTACTACTGTTCCTTGTTGGTACCAGCTAAGTACTGCTACTGAAGCAAAAGTTAGAAACATAACCTTCCATGCGTTTTTCATGAGTACCCCTCCTTTACTTGTTACTCAAGTAATCCTGGTGGGATTTTGAATGCTGCTTATCCTTTTTATCTGGAACAAACTTTTGCTGCTCTACATGTTCATTAGCTTTGCCTTGACCAGTGCTATTAACTGCTAGTTTCTTTTCTGTGTACTCTTCTGCCACAGGGGTATCCTCCGTTTCTTCTGAAATACCTTTATAGTAATCAATTAAATCCTCTAAGTAATTCTTAGCTTTAAGCAAGTCAGTAATACCGTTCTTGTTTTTAAACCTCTTAGTGTACTTGAAGATGTTAAACTTGGCCGCACCAATGTACTCTTCCTCTGTTAAGATGTTTCTTAAGTTACTACGAAGGTCTCCCCCATTGGTGGTACCATGATAATAACTAGGGTCTACTTCACTCATTTATACCTCTCCTATCTATTTGATAATGTACCTTTATTGTATCCCTTTAAGGTACCTTTGTCAACCTTTATTTTGTTTCACAAAATTGTACACTGCTGGAAATACCCATACAAGGTTAATCCACAATGCTATGGATAGTCCAATTAAGATACCAATAAGTAACCATACAATTGCTACACCTAATTCCATACTTGTACCTCCTTTAGTCCATTAAAATTAAAGCTAAAAGTACCCACCATAAATTATTTGTTTTCCAAATTAGGAAAGCAACAAATATTAGTACCCCAAGGTTAGTTAACCCTTTACCCAACCCATTATTCATGTTTGTTACCTCCATTTTCTTTTATACGCTTCTTAAGCTTGGCAATGAAAGTAGGGTACTTCTTTTCATTATCCTTTTTTAGACGTTCAGATATCTCATTCCACTTTTTAGGATTACTGTTATACGCTTTTGTAATAGCTTTTGTAAACTTTTGTAATTCTTTGCTACCCTCTTTGTTCATAAGAAGATACCTCCCTGTACCAGCTAAGCATCTGGTAAATCAATGTACTTACTTTTTGTACTTGGCAAAGTACTTTTCCTGTACTTGATAGAATTCCTTTTGCAACTTAGCTCCCATAAACTTCTTCAATTGTTCCATGTTATCAAACTTAAAGTTAGGATTTTCTAATAGCTCTGCATTGATTCTATCCTGAGTGTAATCAACAAATGCAGAGAAGGCATCCGCTTGATTATCTACTAAGTCAGTATCGTCATACTTTTTACCTGCTACATACTCTTTTTTATATAATAGTTCACCATTTTGTTCTGCTTTAAAAAGGTACTTGTTGTACTTATTCTTTTTTAATGCAACTGTAATCTTATTCATTATGTTATTTTATCTCCTTCATAGTACTTACAAAATTACTTATATCTACTTGATACTGTCGTTTCATACCATTTACAAAGTTACTAATATCTACTTGGTACTGGGGCTTTATACTACTTACAAAGTTACAAATATTTATTTGGTACTGAGGTTTCATATGACTTACAAAATGACTAATATCAACTTGATACTGAGACTCCATATGACTTACAAAATGACCAATATCTACTTGTATTTCTTTTTCTGCTTTAATCCTATCTTTTATTTGTGTACCAGACATCCCCAGAAACTTAGGATTGTCCTTATTGGACTTAACGAACCACTTCTCACTAGCCCAAGTTTGGCCACCACCAATAGCCTTTTGGTACACACTATCTTGAGTACTATACTTCTGTACTAATTGGCCTTCTCTTAAAGATACCTCATCAGCATCCCTACAAATCTGCCCATAGTCCCAGGTAAATTCATATACTAGCCTCTCTTTTTTCAACTCTTCTACATGTACCTCTTCGTAGTCAGAAAAGTCCTTATCTTTTTGATGCTCGCTGAATCGTTGCTTAACTGTACGATTAGTGTACCCAACGTAAATGGGGGTACCATCGCCATATATTACATAAAACCTTGAAATTATCTTAAACATACATCAGTCATCCTTAACAATAAACTCGCTTACATTATCTACAACAACCTGTACCAAGTCATCTACTAAATCTTCCAAACTGTTAGCAGCACATAACTCTTCTTTTTTACCATCATGATTATTAACGTACAGATTGTACCCGTAAAGTGTATCTCTTAATTTGTCTCTTAGATTATTACCCATAATTAGTTATCCTCCAGTACTTTATTGTAGGATTCTACAGCTAACCCCTTGATTACATCTTTACTATCAAGGGTACTCAAAGAGGTACTAAGAACTCGGTACTCTTTAGTATCCAAAAAAGGTAGTTCTCCAAAGGTTGTAACTTGTAGCATTTTGATATCCTTTTTAGTTTTTCCCTTGTTTAACTTTGTTCCTTTAAATAGTACAGTGAAAGGTTTATGAGTATCCTCTGAGTAATCTAGGGTAACAATTTCACTGGTACCAATGTAGTTCCCTTTATAGTCGTATAGACTAAACTCTGAATCTAATTGAGGCACACAACTTTCGATAATATTTTCTTTAGGTATTCCTAGTGCTTTCATAAGTATCATAAATTCACAATGGTCCATAGTTAATTACTCCCTTCCTGACCTGTTTGTACCTTATCTTGTTTTGCAGGATGATAATGGTTTTGCAAGTTGTCACTGTCTGAAAATAGATAATCAATGCCCATGGTATCCTTAAGGTACTTTATAGAAATATCATCTCCAAGATGATAGAATAGTACACTATCATTGAACCACTTTAAGGCTTGCATAGCTTCTTTATCTGTACAATCTTCTTTTAGGTACCCTTTATCTTGCAGGTACTTTTCTAATCGGTCGCT